GGACATACCTTCAACAAATGCTCGTGGGATGTCATCGAACTCACAGGCTCCAAGATTGATATGCTGTAGTAGACAGGTACCTCGTGATGGCAGGTATACTTCGAGACAGACGTTACCTCTGATGCGCTTTCCTTCATTGTCATATTTTACTTTGTTTAGCCAGATGTCGCCTGATTTGATTCCAAATAATAGTTCTTCCTTGAACGTACAATCCTGCCACCACTCTTCAGTAATGTTGATGCATCGTTTGACCCAAGGTAGTTCGGATCTATTAGCAGTGATAAACTCCCTAGCATCAGGATGGGATAAGTCAAGGTGCAGCACAATCGCACCGTTCTTATAAATGCCCCCACGTCGTAGTATTTCATTTAAAGAAGAGTAAATTTTACCAAAACTTACAGGACCAGAAGCAGTAACCCCTGACTCTCTTGTATAACCTTTAGGGTCAAGTTTAGAGAGATGAATAGCACAACCTGCACCATACCTGAGAGCATGTGAGGCAAACCTCCAGCTTGCTTCTATACCATTTGGCCCCTCCATCTCATTCTCTACGGTATAGACCGTACAGCTGACTGGTAAGCGATGTGTAGGATCATCGATCCATGATTGTACACGTCCTGTACGTGCGATATAATTAGTCATTGAGTAGATCAGTTAGGTTTGGAGGTTTGTAGTTTGGTCCTTTTAAGACCTTACCGTCTGGGCGGTAAATAGGTTGTCCATTCTCATCTAGTTTGGACATGTTTGATTTATGGACACGATCCATAGCTTCATCTAGATCCCAGCCTTCATTAGCAGCAAACTGGTAGCACACATAGACAAGATCACAAAGTTCTTTTAATTGTTCGTATTTATCTTTGAAATGAAAAGCTTCGTGAAACTCTGACCACTCTTCATCGATCAAAGATTTCTGAGTCAGCTTCCCATTCTGGGAATTGGGAATCGAATAAGCTGTTCGAAACTCTTTCGCTTGGTCCAATAGTGTCGGTACGTGTGTTTTCAAGTTCATTTTCTAGATAGTGGATTGCTTTTTTAAGATCAGAAACCGCACTATCTTTGTAACCAGCACGGCAGATATATTTCACTGCATTACCAAGATGGTAGTTTAGTTGTTGGTCTCTGATGAAGTCCCAACATTCAATCTTACCTCTGGTGTAATAAGCGGGTGAGTTGGCCATTGTTTTACTAGATTGGATACGGTGTTAGCTAAGGCAAAGTTCTGACGTTGTAGCGCCATAAATAAAGTAATAATATCAGTCTTATCAGCTTTAGGCAGTAAATCTTCAAGTCTTCGTATCTTGAAGTCCTGTTCCACTGTCAACTCTGTAATTGGAGGAGGGGGAAAAGAGTATGGGTTGTTTTGCTCTCCAGTCATAATCATCTGTGGTAAGGATCTTTGCAAGTCTTGCATTTTGTAGTGCAATGTCTTCACTAAGATCTTTCTCAGCAAATGCATCAACAACTGTTTTCCAAGTATAACCTTTATCTTCAAACAAAGCTACTGCTCGTTTGATTCCAATTCCGGGTACGCCGCTGTAGCCATCGGTTTGGTCTCCTGCAAGCGCCTGTATAAGGTGCCAACGTTGTCCCTCTGCTTCTTCCACATTCACGGTTTCATCCATGGTGTAGAGCGTCCCAGGTATCTGTCGCATGTCCTTGTCAGGACTAACGATAATGTTACCAGGATATTTTGTAGCGTAGATACCCATACTATCATCAGCTTCAAGAGTCGGTAGTATTACTACTTCGTACTCATCTTTAAGAGCATTGATGACACGTTTGTAACCACAGGGTTTCTTACGATTACGATGCCCTTTGTAAGCAGGCATGATTTCCTTACGAAAGTTAGAGCTATCACTAAAGAATAATACAACTTCAGGGACATCCCACATGAACTTGTTTTTAATCTTATTTAGTTCACGTTTAACTGAAGAATATGCATCACTGAATTTGCTGACAACTACAATTACATCATCACCAAAGTCTAGATCAGACTCTGCACCAGCGCAAGCTTTGTAAACAATGTAATCTGCGTCAACAAATAACTTCATTTACCTTGGCCTCTATATTTCTTCTTACCTTTTCGTGGCTTACTATGCAAACCATTACCCTGACGGGTTTTCTTTGATGTAAACGGGACTACGGTTTGTACTCCCATCATTGATTTACTTCTCATTAGTGGGTTTCACTCCAGTTGATTCCGGTTTTTGCTTCAGCATCGATTCTGATTCTGAGGTTATAGTATTCTCCAGCTGCGAGACTGCTAAATACCAAGGATGTTGATAAGTCAGCTGTTTGTTCAGGGGAACACTCGAATTGCAGTTCGTCATGTATAAAAGCTAGTTGCGAACAACATAAATTTAATTCTTTAATGTTTTGTTGATTGATAACCATCCAACGTTTTGCCAGGATGGCGGAATTACCTTGGAGACAGTAGTTTAACGCTTTATGTGGGCTATCCACCATAATTTTTCTACCATCGATAGCTTTGATATATCCTCTTTCTGAAGCTGTCTTGATAGACGCCAAGAGTTTATCGAGTCCATCAATCGCGTCAATATATGCTGCTCTGATTTCTTTACCTTTTTTCTTGGCATCTTTGGATGAAAGAAGTTTGTCATAGCTGTGTCCAATTTTTTCGTCACCTGCTCCATACAGAAAAGCATACGTTACAGTTTTTACAAGCTTTCTAGATATTCCTATCTTGTCAGCATTTACTTGGTGTATATCTCCGTTAAGGAGGATGTCTGCATACCGTCCATCATCATATCTGGCAAGGAAATGAGACAACATACGTAACTCAATCCCAGACAAATCGGCAGCGACCATGACTTGACCTGGAGATGGTAAGAAAAGTTCTCTAAATCGTGGGTCACTTGGAACTTGAGCAAGGTTGGGGTTTCGATGAGCGCATCTAAAAGTAGAAGTAGCAACAGAACAATGATGATGTATTCTATTAGCAGTCGTAGATAGCTTCAGCCATGCGTTCGCGCCTTCTGATATCATTCCAAGCATCTTCGTTATCGTCAAAATCCGCAGGAATGCAAGGGCAGTCTCTGTACCTATCTCCTTCAATATCGGTTCGTCGATAATAGGCTTCCCAGTAGGTGTCATCTGGTTCGGATTCCAACCATGAAATGTTTGCAGGATCCATGCTATATGATCTCGTGATGTAGGATTTAATTCTTTAAGGCGTGTAAGTGGAGCGTCTTTGACATAGCCTTGGGTCCGATTATCTCGCTTAGGAGTAAATACTGGTCCGGCAACGTAAGGATGCCTGTCACGTAGTAATTGATAAGTTTCTTCAAGCTCTTGTCTGAGAGTTGATGCAAGTTGCCATGCAGCGCGTTCATCAAAGTACCATCCATGTAATTCTTGTTGTGTGAGGATTTCTGCTGACTCATGTTCTAGCGTGATCCATTCAGGTATGGTTGGAAGTGTGTCCAAAGTTTTCTTGTAACAATAACATCTTGTATCATGTAGTCTTCCATTTCTGGAGACCATTCTTGCCAATCCGCATCTTTGCAATAATCACCTTTAGCTTCGTTGAGGCGATAACCCCAAGCAGCTAGTGAATGTGATCCGTACAATTTGAGTGGCATACCATTCCAAGTCTTTTGTTTGTCAATCTCTATCAAGTTCGGGTGATAAAGACGGCTAAGCAAAAGAGTGTCCAAGCAATCACCAATACGTCTAAACCATGGATAAAACTTATTGATGATACTAAGGTCATAATTAATAATGTTATGACCGACAATATAATTAGCGTCTTCGAGGTATTGGATACCGCGGACGATAGGTTCCGACGCTGGTCTCTCTGTAGCTGACGTAAACGATTGATCATTAAAGACCATTGTTTTTTCAGTGTCAGTGTCGTAGATACAAAGACAGTGGATCTTGGTGGCATCATTTAGAAGTCCGTTTGTCTCCAGATCGAAGATCAGCATTGTTCCAGTGGTAAGTTTTGTCTACAAATTGTGCACGTTTAATTGCCTCTGCACTAGGAGGGTTAGGTTTAGAAATCTGTTGTGATGTCAAACGCTGCTGGTTCTGTAGTTTCATTGAATTTACAAGTGGATAGGTTATAGTTTAATCGGCAAGCAATGCCTGTTTCCCCAGAGTAGCGATTCTTGAGAACTCTAACAGTTGTATCAGAGTGTTTAGCTTCACTCTGTTGATTTCTTTCGAGTCCAATAACTGCATCGCTAAGCTGAGCGATTGCCGCACTTCCTCTAAGTTGTCCGAGTGTAACACGTGCACCTTCTTCATGGTTTTGATCGGATGATCCCCGTTTTAAATGTGATACTAAAAATAATGATATGCCAGTGCGCTCAACAAGTGAACGTAAGCGTGTCATTGTTTGGTCTATCATCCGTCTTTCATCTCCATCAAGACCACTCATAAGAATGGATAGGTGATCAAGAAAGATAATCTTACAATCAAGTCCTGAGGCTAGGTATTCAATCCTGTTATAAATAATATCAGGATCAAAACTACCAAAGCCATCGAAAAGATAAAGGTTCCATTGATTAATACTAGAGTCAAACGCTTTTGTAAGTTCGTCATGAGTATGTTCTCCTAGTGCTAGGTTTTTACCTACAGAAGCAGACATCAAACCTAAAGCTGTACGGCGGTTTGACTCTTCAAGTGCCAAGTATCCAACCCGTTCTCCGTTCGATAACAAGTGAGCAGCCAAGTCTCGACAGACGGACGACTTTCCTTGGCCCGATCCTGAAGTAATTGTGACAAGTTCTCCGCGCCGAATCCCGTGAAGCTTTGATTGAAGTCCTTGAAATGGATAGTCATAATCAGCTGGTGGTTGTGGTGTTGTAACTAATTCAAGTAAAGATCTAGCATCTACAATACCATCAGGTCTGAATTCCTTACGTTTAAAGAATGCATCATCGATAGCCTTGTTATCGTTAGCTTGGAGTGCGTCTGAAAGGTCTTTGTAAGCCTCTAGACGGGCGATGTAAGCCTTACCAGGTGGTAATACACTAGCAGCCTCTTCAGCAGCCTTCTGACCGGCTTCATCTGCATCGAACCAAAGTACGATTTCACTGTAACCTTGAAGAAACTCTAGGTTTTTTTGGACTGCTTTCTTAGCTCCTGCTGCACCACTAGGTAATGATACTACAGGCCAAGTTGGGTATAGTTCTGCATAAGACACACAATCTAGCTCACCTTCTGTGATGATTATGCGTTTACCACTGCTACCCCATAAATGTTGACCAAAGAATGTACCAGGTGATTCTCCTTCATAAGTAAATTGTTTGTCCTTGGTTTTTATCTTAGCACCTTTTACAATGCCAGATGGATCATGATAGTAAAACCTTAGCTTGTCCCCATCACGATACACTTTAAATTTCTCACAAGTCTTCTGACTGATCTTGCGTTTCTGCAGCCGTTCGGCTGAGCCTTTGATCTGCACAATAGAGTTAGTGTGAATGTGTGTTGTTATTTCTTGTCCATCAGTGTAAGTATGGCATACAAAACAATAGCCATGGCCATCTGTATAAATACTATTGCCATCAGATGAGCCACAACTATTACATGGTGCATGTCTTACAAACTCAGAGGAACCAGTCGATTGGGATATTGTGGAATGATGTCCACGGTATGTTATGTTTGTCACACCATTTAGCGTATGTAGTCTTTGATCCTTTACTAATTTTATTGTAAGGTGATTGAAAGACCATACGCAAATCAAGTTCAGGGTGTTGTTCTTTTACATTCTTGATCTTACGTCTATCTTCAGGCTCCCAATATCCTTTACATTCTAAATATATCCCGTTGGGTAATAAAAAATCAGGAGTGTAGATATGTTGGATGATGTATGGAACCTTAGTAGATTCGTATTCATACTTAACACCCAACTCACACATAAGATCAGCTACTCGTTCTTCAAGTCCTGATCGGAATGCCATTTAGAAGTCATCCTCTGTTTCAGTTTCAGTAGGCGTTACATTCGGCTCACTAGCCTTGAACCCTTCAGTCTTACCAAAGAGTGCTGCAACATTTTCTGCAGACATATCACCGGTATCTACACCAGCTGCTGTATTGAGAGACACCAGTTGTACACCAACCAATTTAAGGCTTGTGCCATACGTAACCCCATCACGGAGAATATATGGCTTCTGATAGAACGCAAGCTTAACACGACTGCCAGCATACATAGGTGTATTGTCATCAGAAATAATTGTCCCTTCAGTATCGACAACAGGTGGACGAGATTCTTCATTCCAAGAGAACTTTACTTTATATTGTCCTTCAGTGACTTCTTCCCAAGGTTCAGGCTTAAGGGTAGAACGCTTAGGATTCTTTAGTTTAGACTCAGCCCACTTAATGGACTCAACTCTATCATCTTCTAGTGCATCAACCATTGATTGATCAACTAGAGCAGCAAG